CATTTATCTATTACTTTCCATGTTGTCCAAATAAACACCCATCCATTAGAAAAAACCTCAATTATTGGTGTTATATCTAAAAGTAAATCATCATTTACAAGAACATCAAACTTTTCTGATTTAGTTCTCATATTTGATTGATAAGAAACACCATAAGGCGGATCAGTAAATACCATGTCTGCTTTATTACCATCCATTAAAGTATCAACCGCATCTATGCTTGTGCTATCACCACATAACAGTCTGTGATTACCTAATTGCCATAAGTCACCAAGTTTTGTTACAGGTTCATCTGGTAGATCTGGGACTTCATCTTCATCTGTCAAACCTTCTGTTGGTTCTGCCAATAAATCATCTATCTCTTTATCTTCAAAGCCAAGCAAATTTACATCAAACTCTAAATCGTCTAACTCTTTAAGCTCAACCTTTAACATTTCATAATCCCAATCAGCATTTAAAGCCAATCGGTTATCAGCTATCACATACGCCCTTTTCTGCGCTTCTGTGAGGTAATCTAAGCGTATGGTAGGCACTTCCTTTAAATCTAGCTTATTCGCCGCCATAACCCTTCCATGTCCAGCGATAATCATGTTGTCCTGATCAACCAGGATTGGATTAGTAAAACCAAACTCTTTAATGCTTGCTGCTATCTGGCCCACTTGTTCCTCGCTATGCGTTCTGGTGTTCCTCACATAAGGAATTAATTCCTTTGTAGACCTCATTTCTATCTCTTGCTCTATGTTATCCTTCATTGTTATTCCTCAATACATAACCTAACCCAACCAACAGAAAATGTGTACGCTCGCCAGCTTTTGGCAAGCGCAACGCATTCTCACTCGTATATATTACGATATTTTTGTCCATTAACCTATCCACACTTCGCTTCACCGTATTCCTGTGCATCCCTGTCGCCTTTGCTAAATAAGTAATTGAATCGCGACAGCTCCAGCTCGCCAATCGCCACCTATCCACCAGAATCCACAATACCAACTTATCCGCTGGCAACAAATCAGTTCTCCCCACCCTCGCCTTAAACCAATCTTTCCACAACGCTCGCTTCACCACCCTAAAATCAGAGTACCTCGCTACATACTCCACCCTCACTAAAGCCGAGTTCTCCTCCCTCTCTATATTCCCCAACACCATCCATTTATACTCCATCATTCACCCTCGCAATGCTTGCTCCCCACCTTCGGTGGGAGCAAAGCATAGGTAGTATAAGTAGTATAATAGGATATAAGCACCTAGTAGGTGCATCAAATGACCAGATAGGTGCATCAATCGACCTAGTTGGTGCATTAAAACACCTCAATCTCGGTGAATAAATCACCATCAGGAGCTATTCTTTCCTTCGCTATCTCGATGTATTCCTCGTTGAGTTCAATCAGAACTGCATCTCTATTATGGCTATTGGCTACTTGAGCTGTAGTTCCAGAACCACCAAAGGGATCTAAGACTGTGCCGCCTTCAGGACAACCAGCTAACACACATGGTTCTATTAAATCCATAGGGAAGGTTGCAAAGTGTGCGCCTTTAAATGGTTTAGTAGTTACTGTCCAGACTGAGCGTTTGTTTCTTTTGGGATTAGCACCTATCTTATTTAACCCTGATCTAGTGTCCATGCCATGTTTACCAACACCCTTTCTTATTTTATCTGCTGCATTAGGCCCATCTGGAAACTTGGCATCCTCCTTAATCGCTTCGTTATCAAAATAATACTTAGGACTCTTACTTAATAAAAATATATATTCATGTGCCTTTGTGCAACGATCTCTAACACTTTCTGGCATAGGGTTAGGTTTGTGCCAGATGATGTCTTGTCTTAAATACCAACCATCAGCTTGTAGAGCAAACGCCACTCGCCAGGGGATTCCAACTAAGTCTTTTGATTTAAGTCCGTCAATTTTTCCTGTTGGTTTTCCATATTTCACACCAGCGTCAATATGACCTTGTTGTATTGATCCCTCTTTAGACCATTGCCATCCTCTTCCACCGCCAACATAACTATCACCCAAGTTAAGCCAAACTGTTCCATCATCTCGCAACACTCGTTTTACTTCTCTAAATACATTAACCAAGTTCTCAACAAATTCTTCTGGAGTTTCCTCTAAACCCAACTGTTCGCCCTCGCCATAATCCCTCAACCCCCAATAAGGCGGAGAAGTGATACAAGTATTGACAGATTGATCTTCCAGATCTTTAAGTCTGTCTAAGCAGCTGCCATGTAATATTTTAATCCCCACTCCTTTCTCCTGTTTTTTTCTTTGGCTTTTTCTTCTTAAATATCCGATCAAATTCCTTATCGAACTTCTCTTTATTGAAGGGCCTGTACTCTGATCCTTTACTCATCATCATCCTCCCAGGGATTACCCTTCACATACTCATTACGAGTTTCTTCTAACAATTCTAAAACTGCATCTTTTCTAAATAGCGTCTTAGTTCTCATGTCCGTTTGCGAATTGGATTTAACCATTGCAAATCGCACTAATCTATTTGGATCGTAGTCCACACCATATCTCGTACACACAAACTCTGCTTCTTTCTCAGGTGCGTGATACATCACACAACACCATCTCTGTGAGTCCACGAGGCTACTTGCGCCTCTCACGCTGGATCTGTATATCATTGGGTCATCACTCTTTCCTAACGCAGTCTTACTCATGTGATGCACAGAAATAACGCTACAAGCTAATTTGGAAGCCATACTCGCACAATACTGACCCCACACTTGCCCTACCTCGTTTGAATTGACTGGTGCGCTTATCATCGCTTGCAATGGATCAAATACAACCAGAACTGGATTGTGAGATTTTATCTCCTCCAATAATTCAAGCGCGGTTGGTGTAAAACCCAACCCACCGCTATCTTCTTTAACCAACGTCAAAGGTTGTGGTAAATCGGGAACAGTTACACAAAATAAATCGTGGAGTGCGTCTTTCCTTGTGTTGCTTGGATCTATTAACGTCAACCTACGCCACAACTCGTTCCTATCATCCTCTGCGTTGACAAAAACCACGTTCCCTCGCTGTGTAACGTCTTTACCCATCCATTGCCCACCACTAATGCAAGCCATAGACAGCTTGAGCATCTCCATACTCTTACCGATACCACCTACTGCCGCTAATATGCCTGGAACTGCCATAGGAATTAAACCATCGATTAACCACTCACGCTCTGGAGGAGAGGAGGAGAGATCACGAACAGCAAATTGACGGATACCTATGACAGTCCTTTGTTCTAGTTCGTTCCTTACATATTCAATACCATGTTCTAAATACGCATCGTTCCAATCACCTTTCTGTGGTGGTATGCGTAATATTGCGTTGCTGACTGCCTTTGCAGTCTCGTTAGCGCATTTTTCACCAACGCCACTACTATCGTTATCCAACGCTAAAATAAGTTTCGCCTGACTAACCTTTCTAATCTCGCTACACGCTTCTAAACAAAAAGGAGCAGCGAATACTACCGCTACTGGCTTGTTGGTTGCTTCCGCTACGCTAATTCCAGTCGCATAGCCTTCCGCTACATATATTTCTGACAAATTTGGTAAGGAATTGTGGTCGCATCCAATTAGAAAGATACCACCCTTAACTTTAGAGCAAGTTGCAAACTTTTTTTGCCCTTTAGGTGAAATGGTCTGTAATGATTCTATCTCCCCTGATATACTGCGAATCGGTATCAACAGCTCGTTTCTGTTGTTAATTTTTAACCCTACATTTTTAACTTTTTTGGAGACTAAATACTTATGTTCCTTGTCAAGCTCATGTCCTTTTTCAAATCTTTCAGCGCACTCTTTTGCGACCTCTTCTTGCCTTTCTTTGCGATTAGCTTTTGCCCTCTCGTTAGCTATTTGTACTTGTCTGGAGAGTTCGGCTTGCTGTGAAGGGGACAGATTAGAGACAGCCTTATTGCTCCATTTAAAATTTAGATTGCTTCTCCAATTACCATAAACACAAACCATCAACTGATCCGTTTGAAAGAAAACGTAATAACCAGAACGCTCGCCTGAACGATCTGCCCTTACGCTTGTGGTGGCTATTACTGGAACTCTCTGAAGCTCTCCAGTTGTGTCTATGTAATCTACTCTTAATCCGTTCCCATTCATTTCCCGAACTAAATCGGTAATATCACCAGCTGTGTTCGGAAAAGCTATATCATCAGAAAGAGCAAGACCACCTTTAAAGTAATCTTCTACGTCTTTCATTAGAAAGGTACTTCAGATTCTTTCTTTTTATACGCTCTAATAATTACGCTAATAAATTTAGATACCGTATCTTTATCCCATTTGTTTAAATGAGGGCCATGTTCTTTAATAAAGGGTGTGGCTTGTTTGATTGCGTAATCCTTACAATCATCACTAACCACAAAACCATTCTCATTTTTCTCTGGCAATTCTCCTCTCAGTCCATTCTTTAATAAGTCTAAGTGACTCATGCTACACGCTCCTATTGCTTTTGAATTTCTATTACTTGGATCTCGATACATCAGACCTGAACATCCACGAAAGCAGATGCCACAAGCTGATGGTCGAGTATCTCTTATTGATCCCAGGGGTTCTTCTCAGAATCTTCACTCACAGGCTCACTAGCTTGTGGTTTAGTATCTTCTGCAACAGTCCAACGTTTAATGTCGTTATAACCATTCTTATTGATGCCAACCGTAAACCCAGCTTGCTTACCAATCAGTTGATCCCAATTTGTCAAAGAACCAATCCCTGTTGCGCTCATTAAACGCATCAGATCTTGTTTACCCCACTCAACGTAGTCTGTGTTCTCATCAACCAAAGTGATATTTTTCCAAAGGTGTCTACCCTTGCTTTGTTCACTTGTGATTTCAAACTCAATCTTTAGATGTTCACCATCTGACCAAGTATCGGGGTTAATTTCAGCAGAAGCATTGACAATCTTGCCAATGTATTTGCCCTCTGGAACTGGTGAATTATCGTAAGTAGGTGTTTCCATACCTTCTGTAGTTAATCCATCTTTAAAGTAATCTTTTACATCACTCATTTGCTATCTCCTTTTTTCATTGAATTTAAAATGGCATCCCAAGAGAAATTTATTTGACTCTCCATGCCATATCTATTTTTTGCCAGCCAAGCCGGCTTCTCTTGTGTCCATAGTTTCCTCTCACCGCTAGACACGGCTCGCTTTTCTTGCTTGCCCATCTTGCCTTGAGATTTCACTAAGTTCACATCATAGTTTCCAAACATTACTATATCGCTATGCTCTTGCAGTTTCGCTGAAGCTGCTTTGTGCAAAGCAATCTCATAACGATCATAACTTTCTCCGTCTGGCGGATAAAAAGTTCTGATGCTTGTATGAGCAAGTTGTATGACAACCATGTTCTTTTCATTTCTAAGTTGGTTGAGGTAATCAATATATTTTTGCCAAAGCAAAACAGCTAACTTGTAGCCTTTTCCATAAGCAATGTTATCTATTGAATCCACCTTCTCGTTTTCACAAACCTTCTGCCATATAAGAGCTTCCAACCAGTCGAGCGAGTCGAGTGCCAGAGCTTTAAATTTATGAGATTCATTAGCCAATTCGTGTAACGCTGACATTACATCTTCATAAGATTTAGCTAATGGAAAGTGAGGTACATCTGCTATACCTGCCAACCCATCTTCTGTCTGAATGAAGATAACGCCAGGTATTGATGCAGCCAGTGTGGTTTTACCCAATCCAGCTGTTCCATGAATTAAGATACGAGGGGGTTTCCTCTCTATCTTTTCTTTTATATCACTAAGTTTAAAAGCCATATTTCCTCCTTATTGCTTGGTTTCTGTGATGATTTCAGCATCTTCAGCGTCTTTATCAGCCACCGCTAATGATGATTCTAATGCAGCTATCAAACGATCTTTGTGATCCAATCTCGTTCCTAGCTGAAGATCTAAACTTTCAATTTCAGGTTGTAATGATTTCAACATCATCAACATTCGAGCTTCATTTTTATTTAAGTCAGCTTCAAAATATTCCTTATCATTGATAGTTAATGTAGGTTTGGGTTCTTGGTTATCACTCATTGTTTCCTCCTTTATTATGTAATGGACAAGTGAATTGTTTGGCTGGACAAAAGCGACACCAATCTCCAGCACAAGGTTCAGGTTCTAATTCAAAACAGCGTTCAGCCGCTTCTTTCAGATCGTTCAATCCCCAATGCAGTAATCCCATTAAGTCGTGCTTCTGCGAGCTAATCTTGGGATTAACTTTAGGTTGCACAATAGTTGTGATTACATCTTCAGTTTTTTCACTACCGAATTCCTGGAGGCATAAGAGCATATAGATGCAAAGCTGAGAACTGCTTGGTTCTACTTTCCA